TATTAAATTTATCGGTAAGAACTACGCAGGCTACGGAGAAACAGTAAACGAAAACTTCTTGTTTCTTTTAGAAAACTTTGCCGGAGCAAACCCTCCGCCAAGAGCACTAAGCGGTCAGGTTTGGTTTGACAGCGCAAATAGTAAACTAAAGTTTTACGATGGAACGCAGTGGAGAACTACAGGCGGATCAGAAGTAGCAGCCTCGGAACCAGGCGGCTTATCAATAGGCGACTTTTGGTGGGATACTGCTAATGATCAGCTTTATGTATTCAATGGAGCAATCTTCATACTAATTGGCCCGCAGGCAGCAGGTACAGGTGTAACGCAGCTAGTTAGCGAAAATGTACTTGATGATGTAGGCAATACAAAAACAGTTATTCGTGCTACCCTTGACGATCAGTCTGTTTATGTTATCAGCAACAACGCATCATTTACACTAGGTATATCGTTTGCTAATACCGGGCCATATACAGGTTTTACATACATTAGACAAGGCTTAACTTTAAAAGATTCAGCTACTGGAGTAACATCAACTGATTATCGCTGGTGGGGAACTGCGTCAAACGCTGATAGACTAGGTGGCTTTACTGCTAACGATTTTGTTCAAGCAGGCGGCAACAACGTATTTGGTGATGCTGGTATTACAATCGGTGATAGCTTACCGTTTAGACTGTATGTCGAGAACAGCAGCGATGCAGTTATTGAAAACCAACTAGGATCATCTAACGTTATTAGATTTAAGGCAAGAGATGCAGGCGGCACAGCTACAACATCAGTTGAGATTAGATCATCTGGATTACTTCCAGGAAGCGACAACACATACAACTTAGGCACAGCATCATTAAAGTGGGACACTGTTTATGCAACTACGCTCAGCGGCACAGCAACCCAAGCTAACGCACTAAGAGTTGACGGTGCTTCGTATCGCTCAGCAGCGGTTGCATCAACTGCTAACACAATTGCAGCAAGAGACGCATCAGGTAACTTAACAGCAAACCTTTTCCAAGGTATTGCTACGCAAGCAAGATACGCTGACTTAGCGGAAAAATATACTACAGGCGATGATCTAGCACCGGGGACAGCAGTAGCAGTTTGCGCACACAGTGATCACGAAGTTGGCCCAGCTAGTGCAAGTGATTTTTGTGTAGGAGTTGTGTCAACCGATCCGGCTTATATGATGAACAGTGAAGCAGACGGCCAGTACATTGGACTAAAAGGACGTCTTCCAGTAAGAGTAAAAGGCGCTGTTAAAAAAGGCCAAGCTGTTTACGCAATGTCAGACGGAGTAAGTACTACCTTAGCAACTAAGGCGCTAGTAGGTATTGCATTAGAGACAAATCTCGATGATGGTGAGAAACTAGTTGAGTGCGTACTAAAAGTTTAAGGAAGCAATATGGCTGACATTACAGCAACAAGACATAATAATTTACAAGCTAGAATTGATAATATATTTGGCGTCGGATCAGGTCAGTCGGGATATGGACAAACTGTAGCAAGTTATCCAGTTAGCAGTCAACCTACAGCAAACAATTCAACAATTAGTGCTACTGATTTAAATTCACTATACACTGATATGATTAAAGCAAGAGCGCACCAAACGGGTGTAGAAACTGCTGAAATTATGAAAGTGTTAGCAGAAGGTGCATCACGAAATATTGCCGGCGAGGATACTAGTAATATCGACGACGGAACAGGAAATGTTACTACTGACCCGTTTGGAACGGCAAAGGGTATTACTGATTATGAAATATTAATGTCAAAAATTGAAGCAGATAAGTTTGAAATCTTTAGTGGCACATTGCAGACAGGAATTAGCAGCACAAGAAGTCAGCCTTGGAACGGATTGATTGTACATGAATTTACAGTTTCATTTAGCAGTTCAGATCAGCGTAGATTCTTTTTTAACTCAGGCGGCGAAATAAGAATTAGTGGAAATAATAGCGGAGCGGCTGGAACAAAGGGACAAGACTGGAATGCATTGTTAGCTGAAGTTGGAGTTATTAAGTTTAACTATAATGAAACTACTAGTACGTTACCAAACTCAGGCGGAGTGACAGTAACCGCGATTGGTAACTATTCATTAACAACTAATTATCAAACAATTTATCAAAAAGTAGGGCAAGGTTCTGTAAGTGGCGTCTACGCAGGAAACATCTATATTGTTAAAGCAAGAGAGATAAGTCAGACTCAGCTGCAATTTAGAATTGAACTCAACGACGTAGTAGTAGGCGGAACAATTGACAATGACGTCGACGGCACGCTAACTAGCACCGTGCAGCAATTAAGGGCTGATACAGACTTTGTTAGAGTAACAGGTCCGGTATACGCAAACGACACTACATTAAGCTCATTCTCAACTCCTGCTCAGCCTCCACCTCCTCCAGCAGCAACAGCAGATCAATTAATTCCGGTAATTGCTATTATTGACGAAGCGTCAAATTCAGGAGTTCAGCAAAACGAGAGTAATTGGATACAATTTAGAAATACTTGGCCAGATCGTCCATTCTATCTATTTGAACCAGGACCAGACGGAGCATTTTCAGATGCAGACAACGATCTAAATATTCCAACAGTTACTCAAAATGATCCGTTATTTACTTATAGGGGTGTAGCAAGAGATGATAGCGATGTAAATAAAGCATCTGATTGGTATTCATTAGCTAATGTAGATCAAGTTACTGCGGGCGCAGAAATTGCGCTAGCGATTGATAATTCTGGCTCAATGCGTAGAAGTACAGTACAAGCAAGTATTGACTTACTAGTTTCTAAGTGCAATGCTAGAGGCATTACTATTTACGAATTAGACATGGGCTCGGCAGAAGACTGGATTAGTGTATTTAATACTAACATTGTTCCTTAAGAATAAATAACTTTAAGGAGAATCAGTTTGCCCACATTAGTCACTAGCACTAGATTTAATAATTTACAAGACAGAATAGCAGCTATTATGGGGACGTCGACTAGCGGAGCCCCTACAACAGGCTATGGCCAAAGTCTTGAAAGTGCAGCGACTTCGCCTGTAGTTTCAGGTACAAGTAAAATAACCGCAGCGCAGTGGGGCAATTTATATATTGATCTTGCTCGTGCTAGAACGCACCAAATTGGATCAGCGTTTAGTGTTGACGCATTGCCAATTGGAGACTTTTTAACCAATGGGGGATCGACTGATAAACCATTAGAAAGTCTCATAATTACACTCGAATCGTTGATGACGGACATTGAAAATAATAAATTCACAATGGATATTTCGACGCAGGCTACTATACAAGGATTAGTGTCGAGCTCTAGATCGACGGGTTGGAATACACAATTAACCCACCAGTTTACAGTAACGTGGCCGTCTATAGTAGCAAGACGCCACTTTTTTAACGCAGGCGGTGAATTACGAATAAGTGCTAATATTGCTTATAATGGGTCGGACTCAAAGACTTTAGAATGGCAGAATATGTTAAGTACTGCTGGAGTTATTAGCTTTGATTACGATGCTACTTTTAGTAACAATGGAATAGGAACAGGATCGTCAATTGGTAACTATGATTTAACAGGATCATATCAAACTTGTTATCAGCGTTTTGCATCTAGCTATTCAGGAAATGACTATCGTATAAGAATTAGAGAAGACAGCGATTTGAGAATACGTGTATTAGTAGAATTTAACGATGATGCTACTGGAACAGTAGACGATCTAGTACAAGGAACATTAACTAGCAGTGCTTCTATTGCGCTTCCAGACGGAACAGTAAACATTGACGGTTCTCCATACGACACTGTATCACTGACTGCCCCGGCATCGGCAAACATATCAATTTTATAATAACCACTTGACTTTCTTGATAAATTAGTATATAATCGAGTAAAGTGAGGACTCTTAATGGATGAAAGATTAAAGCAAGCGTTAGACATTTCTAACTATATGGTTACACTTAATAACCAAAAAAGAATGATTAAAGAAAAGTATTTTGAAGACCTATTATTTTATCACGGCGGATGTCAGTTTTTAGTATCTAAAGATTTGATTACATTTGTTGGCTACTTAGTAGACCACGGAACAGATCAAGATGTTGTACTATTAGACGACAATAGCACTCCGATTAAAATCGAGGACTTGAGTAAATTTTATGACGATATTCTCGACGTTTATTTCTCAGCATCAAACGACTACTATAATAAATTTACCGAAATAAAAAGCAAGAGAACTGTAGAAGCGTTAATCGATCATGACAGAAAGTAAAGGCGCACTGCTAATAGCAAAAAATAACGGAACAGTTGACTATGTAAAACAAGCTATCTTTTCTGCTAAACGTATTAAGCAATATTTAGATGTGCCTGTATCAGTAATAACAGACTCGCACGATTATTTATTAACTGAAGCAGGCCCTGATCTATTTGATAAAATTATTGCAGTTGACTATACAGCCAGTGCAACAAACATTCGTAATTACTTTGACGGCACAATGTCTAAAAGACAACTGCCATTTAAGAACAGTGACCGCGCTTCAGCATATCAATTGTCCCCTTATAAAGAAACATTATTAATGGACACGGACTACATTATTTGCAGTGATATTCTTAAGAACTGTTTTGGTAGTGTCAGTGATATAATGGCATTTGATAAATCGCAAGATCTAGCAGAATTTAGAGACAAATTTGAATTTACAAGAACTAGTGACCAGGGCATTGATTTTTGGTGGGCAACTGTTGTGTTCTTTAGAAAGACCTTACTTACTGAAATATTTTTTAATCTAATTTGCTTCATTGAGCAACAGTGGGATCATTACAGGGATGTTTATCAAATCAATAATCCTTTGTTTAGAAACGACTACGCCTTTAGTATTGCAATTCATATAATTAATGGTTTTAGTAAAGGCGACATTGTCCAGCCTCTTCCAGGTCGTCATCATTATACTCTTGACCGAGATGTACTAGAAGAACTTAACGATGATACATTGACAATTCTAGTCGAAAAAGAGAATTATCTTGGTCAATATACTGCAATAACTACGCAAGGCGTTGACCTTCATGTAATGAATAAGTTTAGCTTAGGAAGAATTATCGATCAGGAGCAAGCAAAATGAGTAGAGGTATAGTTGTACTAGCGCAAAACACAATTGGCTCTGATTACGTTCGCCAGGCGTGCGTATTAGCAATGAGTTTACGTAAAACGAATCCAACAGAAAAAATTAGCATCATTACTAATGACAGAGTTCCTAAAGAATACCAGGAATTTTTTGATAAGATAATTTTAATCCCCTTTCAAGATGACGCAGAAGATGCATTATGGAAGATCGAGAATCGTTGGAAAATATATCATGCCACTCCGTATGATGAAACTATGGTTCTAGATGCCGACATGTTAATACTAAGCGATATTAGTCACATATTTGATATTATGTCAAACTATGAATTGTTTTTTGCTTCGGATGTATATACATATCGCGGCGAAAAAGTTACATCGGACTTTTATAGAAAGACATTTGTAGCCAACAATCTTCCAAATCTATATTCAGGAATGCATTATTTTAAGAAGTGCGACAAAGCTCACGAATTCTACACATGGCTCGAGGTAGTTAACAACAACTGGCAGAATTTTTACCAGCTATATCTTCCTAATGAAACACCGTCTCGCAACAGCGTAGATGTAAATGCTGCGTTAGTTGCTAAAATCTTAGATGTTTCTCATGAGATTACAAATGGGTCAATGGATTTTGTAACATTTACACATATGAAATCGAAGATACAAAATTGGCAAACATCTAATACATCTTGGATTGACTCAGCTGCGCTGTACATCAACGAAAACATTGAAATTAAGATTGGCAACTATTTACAGCAAGGAATCTTTCACTATACAGAAGAAGATTTTTTAACTGAAAAGTTAGAAGATCTATATAGGGGAGAACTAAATGTCGGATCTTAACGATTTAATTAATACTATTGCAAAACAAGTTGAAACTGGCGGCAAAGTTTTTGTGTACTATACTAAAGAAACAGGCGCAATTATTCGAATTGCTAATAAGCTTGTGCCGGAGTTAGCAAATAGTGAATTGGTACTATCGCCTCGGCAAGACGTCTTGCCGGTACTACACGGCTATAAACGGCTGGAAGATTATGTAGTGTCATATATTCCGTCAATGAAGGATTTTGCAGTAGTTGAAAAAGATAACAACGTCAACAATCTGTCAATCAATGATAGATTGTTTGAGATAAAAGTTTCCAAAACTTCTGATTACGAATTAAAAATAGTACAGCGCGTTCAGGACAAAGTATGGGCTGTTTCATTAAACAAGAAGATACAGTCGCTCCTTGAAAAAACTGGATACAATCAGCATAAGCAACTAACTTTTACTATAACTAAGAAAAACGATCCAAACGTACTTATTAGAAGGTTTGAAGTTGCAGTATTAGAACTAATTTATAAAAATGTTATCGAATTTCCTTACGAAAACGAATGGGAATCTAATCATCTAGAAGTGAGCATCTACACTAACAAATATTTTGATAATTATAAACACGAGGTTAAACTATGACCAAAAAATTTCGAGTACTAGACTATGACATTATATACTTGTCATACGACGAACCTAACGCAGAGAAGAATTATGCCGACTTGTGCCAGAAAGTTCCTTGGGCTAAACGAGTTCACGGAGTAGAAGGAAGCGACGCTGCTCACAAAGCTTGCGCAAGACTAAGTGAAACTGATAGATTTATTACAGTTGACGGCGACAACATTGTTGATGGAAAATTCCTTGAACAAGAAATAGATTTTAGTCAAAATGAAGATCTAGAAAACTGTGTTATTAGTTGGGCCGCAGTTAATCAAATTAACGGATTAGTGTATGGCAACGGCGGCTTAAAATGTTGGCCTAAAAATCACGTATTAACGATGAAAACTCACGAAGCAGCAGATCCAAGAAATAAAGCAGCGCAAGTAGAATTCTGCTGGGACGTGCGATATATTCAAATGGAAGGCAACTTTAGCACTATACACAATAATGCTTCTCCACAACAGGCTTGGAGAGCAGGATTTAGAGAAGGTGTAAAAATGTGTCTAGATCAAGGAGTTCGTCCTACTTCTAAAGAGCAACTGCTTAAAAATCACTGGAAGAATATGCATAGGTTGTATATTTGGACTATGGCAGGTGCTGATGTAGAGAACGGTATGTATGCGATATTTGGAGCCCGCGAAGGACTGTATAAAACAATGTGTACAGATTGGGATTATGTAAATGTACGAGACTTTAAATGGCTCAACGCTTACTGGGAAACAGAAGTGTCGACACTATTTGATAGCGCCCACGAGGTCCTTGACGAAACTGCCGATTTAGGCAAGAAGCTTATTAAGGAATTAGACCTGCCAATTGCTGAAAATCCGTTTGACGTTCAGCAAAGTAAGTTTTTCAAAGAAGTTTATAAAAACCCTGAAAGAATATCTAATAGATTAATTGAGATTGAAAAATAATGAACCTTGACGACTTAAATATAGACTTTGACGAGCACGGAAGAGTTAATCAAAGCAATTACAATCTTAATAAAGTAACAGAAGCGTTGGCGCATATTAGTCCAAGTATGTGTTTAGCAAAGTTCACTCAGGTAACTATGCACTTAGGTACCGGTCAGGTGCATAGTTGTCATCATCCCGTACCACATAAAATACCACTCGACGAACTTAAAGAAAATCCAGCAGCACTTTTTAATACTACAATATTAAAAGCTGCTAGAACTGAAATGCTTAACGGAAAGCGTCCTGGTGAGTGTGACTATTGTTGGAGAATTGAGGACAACAAAAATTTAAGTGATCGTCATTTAAAGAGCACCGAAGACTGGGCAATATTAGAATACGATAACATTGCTAAATCTAAAGGTGACGACATATTCAAGCCTACTTATTTAGAAGTAAGCTTCGGTAATACGTGTAATATGAAGTGTGCGTACTGTGGTCCTGAATTTAGTTCAAAGTGGGCAGAAGAACTCAAGCAGCACGGACCAATTAAAGTAACTGATGGCAAGGATACAGAAGATCAATGGGTGCAAGGATGGCAGGATCTTGACAATTTAGTCATTCCTAACAGGGAACACAATCCTTATATTGATGCATTTTGGGAATGGTTTCCGGAAATATATCCTAAGTTACGACATTTTAGGATAACAGGAGGCGAGCCATTGTTAAATAAAAACACATTGCGCAGCCTTGACTATGTTGTAGTACATCCGTCTGATAAATTAGAAATTAGCATTAATACTAATCTTTCTGTGCCGGACCAGATATGGGATAATTTTCTAGAAAAAATTAAGATATTAGAAAAAGACGTAAACTTCAAAAAGATTACTATTTTTACTAGCTTCGAAAGCTGGGGATCTCGGGCAGAGTACGCAAGGACAGGAATTGAATTTGACAATGTTCTTAAACGCATAAATCAGTTACTTGACGAAACGTCTGTTAGAGTAACAGTAATGGCTGCGTACAACTTATTTGCAATTACTAGCTTTAAGCAAGTTCTAGAACATGTACTTAAACTTAAAAACAAACATAATACGCGCCGGTCGAGAATAGGAATAGATATTCCGTATGTACGCCATCCTCAGTTATTAGATGCACAGTATTGCGACGACGGCTTGCTAGCATACATTAAAGAATGTTTAGAGTTTATGGAAGCTAATGTCAATGATGATAACTGTGGCTGGAAGTTTGAACCATATGAAGTTAAGAAGCTTGAAAGAATTTTAATGAATCGAGTTAACTTTAAGTACACCGAAGAGTCGGTCCTTGAAATAAATAAAATGAGAGCTAAATTTTATGATTTTGTTAACGCACTTGACAAAAGACGAAACGTAAACTTTCTGGAAACATTTCCGGAGATGGCTGATTTTTATAATGTCTGCGCCCAGCAGAAAAGGAACATACAATGACAATACCAATGTACTTCGATTACCTTGATACAAATACAAAAAATATTAAGAAGTTCAATGGCTGGGATTTAGACTATTGTCATCACATTGCATATGATGATGATGACGCAGAGTCGTTCATCCCGTGGCCATTAAAAGATACAATGAAACGAGTAAATTCAACATACAAAGGATATTACTATTATCCAATTTATGTACACGTCGCGGCATCGGGTCCAGCTGACTATTTTATGAATGATTCAGTGTATATAAAAATTCCATCTAAAGTAAAAACAGATCTTAGAAATAATAGAGCCAAGCTGCTACTTATTAATATTTACGAAGGTCACGGCTGGAAACAATTCGAACATTTTTTAATGAAAAAGATAATAGTCCCTCATAATTTGAAATTAAGTCATGTTGTATTTATTTCTGGAAATACAGAGCCGTACATTAACGGTATTCCTAACGTGTACTACAATGAATGGGAAAACATTATTATTCACCACGAAGGTTCAGCGCCGCATCTATTCAGAGAATGTGTTGAACGAATTCATAATGACAAACTACTCCCGCATAAATTTTTATGCTTACAACGTCGTCCGCATGAGCACAGGATGGCTATATATGCTGAAATGTACAAATATAGAGACGATGGTATTCTTACTATGGGAAATGGCGATTTTAGTGATAATTACTTTGAAGGTGATGCGCTACAGGGTTCTTTATACAATTTAAACTTATTTTATCCGAAGGTAGTGGAAAAATTTAAGAACCTTTTACATACAATTCCTCGGGAATATGATGTAAATCTTGCTACTGAAAATCCAACAAGTGACGACAATGTTGAAAAGTATTTAGATAGTTACCTTCACATCGTAAGCGAAACCTTTCACCAAAACGAAGAAGGGCGAATTTTCTTTAGTGAAAAGATTATTAAGCCGTTTGTGTTCTTGCAGCCGTTTGTGCTGTTTGGCGAAGCACATAGCTTAACGCGTTTACAAGAATTAGGGTATCAGACCTGCGGTGAATTTATAGACGAGTCGTATGACGCAATAGAAAATGATCAAGACAGATTGTATGCTGCGTTAAAGTCTGTAAAAAAGTTTATTAAGAAAGACAAAGAAGAGATGCATCAAATAATGAAAGATATGCTACCAATCTTTATACACAATTATTTTACTCTAAGTAAGAGTGCTAAAGAGCATCCTAACTTAATGCCAGATCTACAAAAGGCTTTCCCAAATATCGTGCGGTAATCTGTCTACGACTTTTTTATTATGCCGCAGTACCCCTCCCATAGCGAGCAACATTTCTTTTAACTCGTCGGGGTCCTTGCGTAGTACATCCTGTGTAAGTTTGTAAACCATTTCAAGTCGCTTATGGGGATCCGGCTCCTTGTCGTAGTCCTCGTCAACCCACTTATCAAACGTTTTGAATCCTAGCTCGCGTAATACTTCTAAACTCTTATGTGGCCCAAGCATAATAAATGGACGATGTGCGAGCATGGGCTTTAGTGACTTTTCACTGATATATGGATAGGGAAGATAATAGGTTGTTTCGCCTACGAGATTAACAAAGCTATTTTCTATCCAACGAACAACTTTGTCGTCGTGTTGTTCTTTGTAGTTGTCTATCATCTTAAGTTCAGAATTATTGCCGTCGACATAGTTGCGATGTACTTTATCCAGCTGTATTAAGTTTGACTTTAATCTACGCTGGAAACCTTTACTAAATTGATTGATAGGAAATTTGGATTGGTTGGCTATATATGTGTAACGATGTTTTTGATTCAATGTGAGATCGATGTCATTGTTGTTGATTAGCATTGCTGCCATATACTGCCGATGATAGTCATCTCTATTATTGTAAAAGCTAATCTTGTTTTCGAAGTTAATATTTAGTTCGTGATCGTAAGGATTTTTTTTGATCCAGTGCGTAAGGAACATGTCGTAATATTCAATGTCGACGTCAAATGGATTTTCGTAATTGCCTTTATTTAACATTTCGCAATGGAATATCCGGTAGTCTTTGATATTAGTTTTTTCTAAGATTTCCTTAACTGCTTTAATTTCGGCTTGCGCGTTGGTGAACATCAAGTGATCTCTAAATATATCGTCAATAAAGATAAACAGCTTAGTGTAGCCCTTTTTGATAATATAGTTTGATGCGTTAGTAATATTTGTAAATTCTTGAGAAAGAAAAAGATACGCAGTAGTTTCGTCTGGCTGATAGATATTACGTATATAAAAATAACGCCGAACTCCCTCATCTCCATCGTTATGAAAGTAAACGGCATCGTCTTTATCTATAATTTCTAAATTTGGAAATATCATTTTATACCTGTAATTTGTAAAGTGTATCTATTGGTCGGCCCTAGATTAGCAGCCATATGCGGAGTGTTGTACTGCCATAGAACATATGTGCCTGCTTTGTAATTATACAGCGGAACTCCATCTACTTCAAAAATATGCCCGGGTTGCCAATCTTCTAAAAATACAACTGCTCGATGAATGCACCGAGTGTCTTTAATCTTGTGGTACTCAATGTAGCGCACATATGCATCACTGTGATAAGGAAGTATCTTACCAGGTCCCATTTTGTAAAAACTGGCTCCTGCTATTCCCAACTTAAGGTAATCAACAATATTGTTATACCAAGCAGGCTGGTAATGTCGGTAGTCAACCATCTCGCCTGTGCTATATATCGGACCATATGTTTTGTCCCATTCTTCGGCTATCTTAGGATCATTAAATGGTTCGTTGATGTAATCAAGTTCTTTAAACTCGTCTGTAATAATTCCTTCTGGAATTTGTCCTATTGACCACATTATTCTCTCTCCAAGTCTAGTGTAACGCAATGATGTCCGCCGCCTAATGTTCTGCTTTGCCTTAGCGGTACACCTACTGCTTCTACGTTGCGCTTTGATAGTTCGTGTATTAAAAATTCTTGATACGGATCGCACATTACAAGATTTGGATTAACAGTTAAAAAGTTTAGCGCAATGTATTTACTTGCGTAAGGATATTCAATAAATGACTGTGCAGCAATGTCATCGCCGGTGACATAAATCTTATCCCACGTTTTAAATACCTCAGGCAGATTGCCGTCGTTTATTCTGTCACCGTTGAGCACAACTAGTCCCTCTTGTACAGGTGTGATAGTACTGTCGATGTGTACTCCTGCATAGATGTTGTCGAGGATGTGTACGCGGTAGTCGGTGCCTAAGACGCGCTGTAACCACCGTGCACCTGCCAGGTTGCCACTCTCACTAACTAGGTACAGTAAATCATTTCCTAGGCGACATACGTTAGCTGCGTCAAACGTAGCGTCTTCATCGTCGCACGTTATTATATCGGTATCAAACATATGTTCAAGTGCTTCGATTTCTCTAGTACGAGTCGGATACAACATCGGAGCATTGATAATCTTATCGCCTACAATGAGTACACGATCTCTTGGGCAATAATTGTACATACCATCGAAGCTAGCAAAGTCCATTATTGTAGGTCGCAATACAGTAACACCTGCGTCGAGTAGTTTGTTACAAAAGTTGTTTAAGTCTTCGTTGGCCTGATCTATAACAAACGGATTAACTGGGCCACTGGGTACAGGAGTCTCTGTCCACTTGGTGGTTTTTTCTTGCGCTCGGTACACAGGACACTCGGCAGGCCAGTGTGCGTTTACTGCGGAACCTACTACGATTCGTTTTAGTTGGCTCCACTCATTTTGCGAATAAACAGTCAATTTCCATCTCCATAAATTTTGCCCATAGCTTGTGTCCGCGCTGATTAGGATGTCCGCAGTATAAGAATGACCCTTGGTCTCGCACAGCTTCTCGTTCTACACAAGCACGTTTCCAATTCTTTGGAAAATATTTTTTACCAAACGGGCCAGTAACTTTGAAATTGTTTTCGTTAAGCCAATCAAATTCAAATAAGGGAATGTTGTACTTAAAATATATGCCGTCTTGATTTGCTAGATATTCTAAAAAGCTAGTCTCAAGAAAGTTATCATAATGCTTTCCGGGCACGTCGCCAAATACAGAAAAGTGAATAACTGGACATTTAGCAGTATTCACAATTTCATCAATGTGTTCGTGCCACCGATTGAGTATATCGTCTAAGCTTTTATCTTTAAAGTGTTCAATAGATTCGTCAGTAGTTATACTAAATTCAAGATAGTCGTCACGAGTTGCACCACTCCAGCCTACAATCACTAAGTCGTAGCTATCGTTATAAGATCTTTTGAATTGTTTAAGTATTTCTACATAGCCTGCACCGTCTCCTGCGCCATTCTTAACGTCAAAAGGTAAATATCTTGTCCAGTCACGCATAACTCCGTAACCTTTGGTCCAACTATCTCCTAAGCAAAGTATCTTCATTGTATCTTTACACTCCGGCAGTCTGGGTATGATACTTCTTTAGGAGTATACTCTCCGGTTAGCTTGTATTGTTTTAGTGCTTCCATACCTCGTATACATTCCTCGGGATTTAGTTTATAGTGATAACCTTGGACAAAATAAGTTTGATCAATCCAAGGACTGATATCTAAATCTCTGCCATCGTATTTCATCATTGACAGCAATTTATAATCATCATAGTTATCACAAAGTATAGCACCACCTCTACCAATGTCAACCGGTTTTCCAAAACCAAAGCTTAAACACTGTAATTGTCCATGTCTATACATATTCGGCTCTAAACGCCTTGCGCTATCCCAAATACGTGTTTGGTAATACTGATATTCACCTTTCCACGGTTCTTCAATCAGTGTGTACTCAATTCCTAGTTTGTGCATAGTTTGTATTACGCTCAGATATGTGTATGCACTAAAATGGCACTGCTTGATCTTGTCAAGTATCAAGCACAATTCAATAGCGTGAGTGCAACAGTCTGTAGTTACTGCGTAAGTCGCTCCGGTAAATTCTGCAATCTGCTCTTCAAATTCTTTTATTTTGTGAAACATTGATAAAATTCCTTCGTAGTCATATTTATTAAACTTGCATTAACTACATAGATAAGTATGATAGAAGGAGATTCTTTATGAGAATAGGATTTATAGGCGTCGGAAAACTTGGAATGCCTTGTGCCGAAGTAATGGCGCAAAAAGGACATGAAGTATCGGGATATGATACAGAACGTCGCAAGAGCCAGTTGGTTACTATGTTTCCAACAGTTAAAGGTGCAATAGCAGGCAGAGACATTGTATTTGTTGCAGTACCAACGCCGCATGATCCGTCATATGACGGAAGAGAGCCTACTGCTCACTTACCGCCAAAAGACTTTGACTACGATATTGTGAAGCAAGTGCTGACGCAAGCCAACGAGCATATGAATGAAAATCAGTTGCTGGTCCTTATTTCAACAGTGCTGCCGGGCACAGTTAGACGAGAACTAGAACCACTAGTAACTAATACCCGTTTCGTGTATAATCCGTACCTAATTGCAATGGGAAGTGTGGCTTGGGACATGGTCAATCCAGAAATGATAATGATTGGAACTAATGACGGATCAGAAACCGGCGACGCAAAACAGCTTGTGGATTTTTACAAAACTATTATGGAAAATGAACCGCGCTATGTAGTAGGAACATGGGACGAGTGCGAATGTATCAAGGTTTTTTATAATTGCTACTCAGATGATACCGAGGTGTTAACCTCAACTGGGTGGAAATTATTTAAAGACGCAATCGATACCGATCAAGTATTGTCATTGGATCCTGCTACTATGCTCCCTGAATGGTTAACACCTGATAAATGGGTTTCAAGAGATTACAATGGAAGTATGATACATTTTCACAGTAGCAAAGATGATGTATTAGTTACTTCTGGGCATAATATGTTTGTTGGTAGCATGTCAACAAAAAACAAATTGCCTGGAAAAAATTATGGATATAATTGGAAGTTAGAACCAGCGCATGATGTGATCAAGCGCAAAGGATTTGTGTTTCAACGATCAACTGAATGGCACAACAATTCACCAAAGACGGTTACAGTAAATGAAATGACATTTGCAACTGAAGATTATGTACAATTTATGGCTTGGTTTTTATCAGAAGGATGTATTTGTAATCAATCAGGAAGAATTATTATTTCGCAATGCTCGGATGTGAATCCCGACAAATACGAAATGATTAATGAAGTGTTCTCTAATATATATAATAATCATCCTGAAAAAGATAGATACCGACTATTAACAGGAAGAACAGGCATATCAGTGTTATGGCCCGAATTGTCAACATACTTGAGCCAATTTGGAAAATCGTTTGATAAATTTATTCCTGGCATTATTAAAGATTTAGGAAAAGACATGATTCGTTTATTTCTAGATACATATAACCTTGCTGATGGCGCTGCTCTACATACTACACATTTTAATGGTACAAAATCACCAGACGACCAACGTTATAAATATTATGCTTCTAGTTCAGATCAAATGGCAGCAGATCTCGGTGAACTAATTATTAAAGTTGGCAGATCCCCGTCATATAGAACTACAAGGACTGAATTATCAAATAAAGATTGTCATTTAATATACGAGTTAGTTAATAAAACATCATTATATCAAAGTTCTTCTAGTGTCGGCCTCAAATTTAATTCAGTTGATTATACCGGAAAAGTATACTGTGCTATGCTTCCAAAGAATCATATTTTTCTTACACGGAGAAACGGCAAATGTACGTGGCAAGGAAACACATTCATCAGTGCCAAAATCGGTCTTGTAAACATGGTGCAGGACGTAGCAGAGCAACAGGGCAACATTAACGTAGACGTTGTTACAGACGCTCTAGCGCAGTCTACGATGCGAATTATGGGCCCACAGTACATGAAGGCAGGCATGGGCGACGGAGGCGGCTGTGTGTTAGGTGATTTTCTTGTGAATGTAGACGATAAAGAAATTTGTATTGCCGAGTTGTATGATTGTTATATAAATGATACTGATCAAACTCGAATTATTAAATCAGCCAACTATGCTTGTTCTAAAATTGATTATAAAAAAATAGATCAAGTAACGTCTAGGCATTATACAGGAAAAATGTATAAGTTTATAATAGATGACGCAGAGTTAATAACAACTGCTGACCACTTAATTCCAGTTTGGCGCAATAATTTGAGAATTGTAGTAAGAGCAGACAATGTATTAAAAACTGACAAATTGTATGTATTGGATGACTGAACCGCTTGTCATGCTCGTTTTATTCTGCTTAGATAAATAATATTATGATTGTAAATGAATACATTATAAGAAAAAAAGAAAAATCTAAGCAAAATAAAACAGGATATCGAGAAGTTAATCTTCAATATATTGAACTGTTATGTGATTCTTGCGGGAACTTGCACAACAGATTAAAAGGTCATTATTGTAAAATGAAAAAAAATGAATATTTTGATAAAGATTATTGTAACAAATGTTGGCGTCCTATATTAGCAGCAAGACCGGAAATTAGAGAGAAAGTATCGCAAGGGGTAAGAAATGCATACACTTCTCGCGGCACTGAAATAAAAGATAAGATATCTAAAAAACTAAAAGGTGTAAATGCCGGAGACAAGAATGGAATGAAACGTCTGGAAATAAGAGCTAAGGTTTCTGCTACAAGATCTAAGCTTATGGAAGACCCGGAATTTCGTGCTAAGTTTAAACGAGGATCACTTGATGCATGGGAGCGAGGATGTTATGATAATGCTAATACCTCTGGACAAGCGCACTGGCACGAATATAAACATAGTAACGGTGCTACATATAAAGTACAAGGAAGATACGAATTAAAGTTTATAGAATATTTAGACGATAACAATTTATCCTTTGAATGTCATAAAGGTAAAATTCCTTATATAGGTGACGACGGGCTAACTCATCATTATTTTCCCGATTTCTATGTGTACGCATGGGGGTCATACGTTGATCCAAAAGCAAGTCATTGGTATAGAATACAAAAAAGAAAATTTGAGTTACTTAACGAACAACATCCAGACTTAAAATTAAAAATAATGTTAGAAAGTGATTTAAAAAATCTAGGAATTAAATTATGAAAACAAAAATTAAAAAAATAGAAACTTTCGACTACAACGGTCCTGTTTATAATGTAGAAGTTGAACCAAGCCATCTAGTAAAAGATGATCAATTCTTTCTACAAAGTAATACCGGAGTAGTTGTTCACAATTGTCATCCGCGTGATAATATTGCATTAAGATACATGGCAAGTGAATTAGATCTAGGCTACGATTTATTTGATGCTATAATGAACGCAAGAGAGATTCAGGCAAAAAACATTGCTGACCGTTTGGTCTTTGCAGCACAGCAAAATCCTCGCATGAGCGATATTGTTATTCATGGCAAAGCGTACAAACCAGGTGTTGAATATCTAGATGGGAGTTATAGTTTGTTGATTGGTAGTTATGTAGAAAAGCTTGGTTACAGGCCAATTTACGTAGATCCATTAACGGGCGACGATTATCGCCCTTATAAGCCAGCAATCTTCTTGCTTGCTCATAGTGCTAGCACAACCTACAAGTATACTGGACAAAGTGATGTTGATACATTGTACTGTAATATCCCCGACGGCAGTGTAGTGATCGATCCTTGGAGAAACTACGTCAACGATAAATGCGAAGTAATTCACTACGGAAATACTAGACAACAATAAAATAGGTGTTATAATAAAGTATGTATGATATCATTTTTATTGGTGAAAAAAATAAGTCTTGGGAACAGATTAAACAAAGATTTGTAGCTGCTAAACATGCAGCTACAATTACGGAAGCAAAAAGAAAATCATTTACTAAAATGTTTTGGGCAATACCACCTGACCTAGAAATATTAGATAGCTTTGATTTCTCGTACCAAGTTGAAACGTACGACCAAAAGTATGTTCATCAATTCTTACACAATGACACTTCTTACGACGGCGTGTGCTTAATAAGTAAGTCCTATCCTATTACAGAAGAAGAATGGAAAAAGAAGAACTTTGTTGATCAAAAACAAATTGACATAACTGCATCAATAACCCCTCCGTATGACAAGGTGTTTATATCATACGATGAGCCTAACGCTGATGAAAATTATCAGGCATTAGTAGACAGATTTACAAAGGTGTTACGTGTACACGGCGTTACAGGGATTCATCAAGCTCATATCAAAGCTGCTGAAATGGCCAATACTAACATGTTCTGGGTTATTGATGCTGACGCAGTAATTGTTGATGATTTCAACTTTGACTATATAGTGCCGTCTCATCAACAAGACCATGTTCACGTTTGGCGCAGCCAGAACCCTATTAATGGTTTGGTATATGGGTACGGTGGAATCAAGCTGTTTCCGCGTCTAATGACTATTAATATGGATACATCGAAGCCTGATATGACCACTAGCGTTTCTAGTAAATTTATTGCAGTAAATGAAATATCAAACATCACAGCTTTTAATACAGACCCGTACAGTACTTGGCGCAGCGCCTTTAGAGAGTGTTGTAAACTCAGCTCAAAGGTTATCGACCGGCAAAATGATGACGAAACAAATCATAGACTTCGTACTTGGTGTACTGTAAATCGAGGACAATTCGGAAAGTATGCGATTGATGGAGCGAAGCAAGGCGCACATTTTGGGGCAACATTTAGAGGTAACACATCTGAATTAGTAAAGATAAACGACTTTGCTTGGTTAAAGGAAAAATTTAATGCTAGAGACTTATGAAATCTTAGATAGATTTGAATTACTGTATCCAACTAACAGCAAGTTGTCTGATCTAAGACGCGCATACATAGACAAAGACCTTTCTAGTATTTTTAGACTGATGCCTAGCACAGTACAGGGCAATGCCGAAGACTTACGCAAAGCAGTAATGGATCAAAACTTACACAGCATTTTTAGGTTATTTGATGACGATGACTTGCGCAAGCTAGTAATGGAAGATAACGTTTGGAAATTATGGCCTGTGTTGACAAGCTATACTAACACTCAGTTTGTTGCTGCTCTTAAGAGCTTATTTGTGAATGAGGTTGAGTTTGATAACGACTGTTTTAGTCGTGGCCAGTTATACAGTAAGCTTTGGTTAGTTAGTGAGTTGAAAAAGTTAAATTTAGACCTCGGCACAGTGTTTTTGTGTGCAGGATGGTACGGTACTCTAGCAACTATGATTTTTGAGTCCGGAATAAAAGTAGGAAATATTCGTAGCTTTGACATCGATCCGTCGTGCGCGAAGATTGCAGAAATATTTAATAAACCCTGGTTCATTGATGATTGGAAATTTAAGAGTATTACAGAAGACATTATGAATATTGATTATAGTAGACATACTTGGCAAGAATGGAGTAAGACTAACAATAGGATGAGTTATCCTGTAACAGATTGTCCAGATACTGTTATTAACACCAGTTGCGAACACATCGAAAACTTTGATGAATGGTATAATAAAATACCAACAGGTACAACGGTTGTTCTTCAATCAAACAACTATTACGAAGTTGAAGAACACGTAAACTGTGTTAGTAGTAAAGAACAATTTGATAAACAAGTTACTATGAGTGAATGTTTATATCTAGGCGAACTACCGCTTGATAAATATACTAGATACATGAAAATAGGAATTAAATGAAGAAACTAAATCACGTAAGCCCATCTTTTTGCTTGGCAAAATGGTATCGTACTAATCTCAGACTTGAGA